TATGCCGACTGTGACTATCACGTAAACGGTGAAACAGGAGAGGAAACACAGGTGTCAACACCTAGTAACCTGAACATGGGTGGTGTCGTTGCTGGCATACCAGAGCGTCGTTTGTCTGCCAAGACCGTAGGTAAGTATCAGGTCACGGTGGAGTACGACGCTAACGGTAAGATAGCCCGGCACTTCTACCCGTACTACGATGTAGACACAGGTGAGTTAGTTGCTGCCAAGTCTCGCATCGTCAAGACCAAAGACTTCCTGTCGTCAGGCTCAATGTCTAACGTAGGTCTGTTTGGTCAGAAGCAGTGCCGTGGCAAAGGGAAGTACGTCACGATCACTGAGGGCGAACTGGACGCCATGTCAGTGTACGAAATGTTCGGACACAAGTACGATGTGGTATCACTGAGGTCTGGTGCGTCTAGCGCATCAAAAGAGATCAAGGCACAGCTAGAGTGGCTTGAGGGTTACGATAACGTGGTCGTTTGTTTTGACCAAGACAAAGCAGGAGAACTAGCAGTAGAGCAGATCAAGGATCTGTTTAGTCCCAACAAGCTGAAGATATGCAGTCTGCCTCTGAAGGACGCCAGTGAAATGCTCATGGCTAACAGGGTGCAGGAGTTTACACAGGCGTGGTGGGACGCAAAGGTGTACAGACCGGACGGTATCATCGCTGGTGCTGACACATGGGAGGCGCTGGTAAACAAGCGTCAGGTACAGAGTATGCCTTATCCGTGGGACGGACTCAATGAACTCACCAGAGGACACAGACCCTACGAACTGGTCACTATCACTAGCGGTTCTGGTATGGGAAAGTCCCAGTTTATCAGAGAGCTTGAGTACGATTTGCTCCACAGAACCGACGCCAATATCGGTGTACTTGCACTCGAGGAAGATGTCGCAACGACAGCTCTGGGAATTATGTCGGTGGCGTCATCTAGGCGGCTACACTTGGAGGAAGATACGCCTATTGATGAGCTTAGACCTCACTGGGAAGCAACGATGGGTTCTGGACGTTATTACCTGTTTGACCACTGGGGATCAACGTCTGCCGATGAGCTTCTTTCAAGAGTACGGCACATGGCAAAAGCCTGTGACTGTCGATACATCATCCTCGACCACCTGTCCATCGTGGTTTCTTCTCAAGAGAACGGGGACGAACGGAAGGCTATAGACGAAATTATGACAAAGCTACGCACACTGGTGGCAGAGACAGGAATCACACTGTTCCTCGTGTCGCACCTGAAGCGTACCTCTGGCACAGCACACGAGGACGGAGGCCGCATAAGCCTACAGGATCTCAGGGGATCTCAGTCTATCGCACAGCTATCAGATATTGTCATAGGCATGGAGCGTAACCAGCAACACGAGGACGAGGACACTAGGAACACAACGTGTGTACGCATACTCAAGAACCGCTACGCTGGAGAAACTGGACCCGCTTGCTGGCTACGGTACGACAAGTTTACCGGACGTATCCACGAGTGTGCCAACCCTAATCCACCGGAGACTGAGTTTTGAACATCGTCTTTTGTGACATTGAAACTGACGGTTTAGACGCCACTACCATCTGGTGTGCTGTCTGCCGACACAACTTAGAGAGCGAGGTGATTTGTAATGAAGCAGATTTCAAGGCGTATGTATCGCGTAAAGCGCCAGCTAAATTCATATTCCACAACGGAATTGGCTTTGATGTTCCTGTGGTCGAGCGTATTTGGAATTTTACTTTTGACAGGAGCATGGTCGCTGACACTCTAGTAATGTCTAGGCTGGCTGACCCAAGCAGGTCTGGTGGACACTCGTTGCGTAACTGGGGAAACATCCTAGGGTTTGCAAAGGGTGACCACGAGGATTGGTCGCAGCTTACACCACAGATGATTGACTACTGCATACGTGACGTAGAGTTGACTGAGGCGGTGTACAACAGGCTACGGGTAGAGCTAGAGGGTTTCTCACAGGCCAGCATTGACCTAGAACACAGTGTGCAGTGGATCATACAGGAACAGGAGCGTAACGGGTGGCTACTGGATCAACGTCTGTGCCACACGCTGTGCGCTAGGTTCAAGGAGCGTATGTATGAAATCGAGGAAGAACTCCAGAGGGTGTTCCCGCCGATTGTTGAAGAAAGGATCTCTGAGAAAACAGGCAAGCGCCTTAAGGATAAAGTTACGGTATTCAATCCCGGCTCAAGGCAACAGGTGGCAGAAAGACTTGAAGCTAAGGGTGCTGTTTGGTCGGAACTCACACCGTCTGGTAGGCCACAGGTGGACGAGAGGACGCTTGAGGAAAACAAACATATACCGGAAGCTGTTCTCGTCCTTGAGTACCTTCTTCTGCAGAAGCGTTACGCACAAGTATCCTCTTGGATAGAACACGTTGAGGACGACGGTAGGGTACACGGGAGAGTTACAACCAACGGTGCTATCACAGGACGGATGACACACCAGAACCCTAACATGGCACAGGTTCCGTCAGTCAACTCTCAGTTTGGCAAGGAGTGTCGTGACTGTTGGATTGTACCAGAGGGACGCAAGCTGGTGGGAGTAGACGCCAGTGGACTAGAGCTACGTATGTTGGCTCACTACATGGGCGACGAGGAGTTTACAGATGTCTTGCTTAGAGACGATATTCACACCAGAAATCAAACTGCTGCTGGACTTGCAACAAGACCTCAGGCAAAGACTTTCATCTACGCTTTCCTCTACGGAGCAGGAGACGCAAAGATTGGAAGTATCATCGGAGGAACTGCAAGAGATGGGTATGCGCTTAGGACACGCTTTCTACGAAATACACCTTCTCTTGAAACTCTACGAGAGCGAGTTGGACAGGCGTCTAGGAAGGGTTACCTCACTGGCCTCGACGGACGAAAGCTCTGGGTCAGGTCAGAACATAGTGCACTGAACACGTTACTACAGGCGGCTGGTGCTATCATTATGAAGAAGGCTCTGGTGCTTCTGGATGACTACGCTACTCAGCACAACATTGACTACAAGTTTATAGGGAACGTACATGACGAGATACAATCGGAGGTGGCTTCAGAACAAGCAGAGAAGTTCGGCTGGCTCGCAGTCGAGTGCATCAAGGCGGCTGGCATTTCTTTTGAACTCAGATGTCCACTCGACGGAGAGTACAAAGTTGGATCAACGTGGTCGGAGACACACTGATGGAGATAGCAATGAATTACAAGAGAGGTAAGGGTAAGTACTATAAGGACAATCCTGAAGCTGTTTGGAAGCGTGACCAGACTAAAATGTTTGTAAACGGTAAGTATATTCCTAAGTCTCATCCGTTGCACAGACCCGGACGCTACAAGACGTTTGAAGATGCGGCCTTCAGCAGTCTTGCGAGGTACGAACTGAGCCGTGAGGGACAGGTGTACATCATTACTAACCCTAACTTCCCTGAGTGGGTCAAGGTGGGCATGGCTGTGGACTCAGAGGACAGACTCAACGGCTACCAAACATCGTCACCCTTCAGGGACTACGCTTTGTTTACCTGTTGGCCTGTGACTGACAGACGATCTGCTGAGTCAGAAGCACACAGTCTGCTAGAGAAAACGTATGACCGCAAGGGTGAGTGGTTCAACTGCACACCAGAGCAAGCCAGAGACACTATCGCTGAACTGATGGAGCAACACAAATGAACAAACTTTACTCACTGGTAGACGATATCTACAAGGTGGTTTCTGAGAAGCAGCCAGCAGAGGGTGTTGATCTGATAGACGAGATAGACCGCTTTGGTGAGAACTGCAAGCGCCTCATGTCTAATCTGTTCACAGAGAAGCGTGACGGACGTAAGCTGCGTATGTCCAACATCGGGCGTGATGATCGTTACCTGTGGAACGTGGTCAACAACCCAGACGTACAAGAAGAGATGACTCCTAACACGTACGTCAAGTTTATGTACGGGCATCTGATCGAAGAGATGCTGTTGTTTCTCACCAGACTATCAGGACACGAGGTGACAGATGAACAGAAGCAATGTGAAGTTGCGGGTGTTACAGGGTCTATGGACTGCAAAATTGACGGTGTTGTCACTGATGTTAAGAGTGTCTCCACTTTTGGGTTTAAGAAATTCAAGGACGGAAGTCTGGCTTTTGATGATCCGTTTGGATACGTTGCTCAAATTAAAGGATACGCACATTCAGAAGGAGAAACTAAGTTCGGCTGGTTAGCGATGGACAAACAGAACGGACACCTGACGTACCTCATGTACGACTCTGAGGACACACAGGCTCCCGTGTACGACAAGATCTCTTACGACATAGAGGAGCACATCAACCGCGTAAAAAAGCTCGTAGAGCAACCGGAAGCACCAGAGCACTGCCACGAAACCGTACCAGATGGCAAAAGTGGAAATCAAAAGCTCGCAGTCGGTTGTTCCTATTGTCCCTACAAGCATACCTGCTGGCCCGGACTAAGAACATTCATCTACTCAAGTGGTCCAAGGTACTTAACAGAGGTGGTCAATGAGCCGAAGGTCGCGGAAGTCTAAGCTAGGAAACTTTAGGTCGGAGTTTGAAAAAGATGTCGCAAAGCAGTTACAACCATTTGGCTTTAGCTACGAGCCGTTCCAAGTGGACTACATCATCCCACGGAAGTACACCCCAGACTTTGTGTACGAAAGAGGAGACAGAGCTTACCTCATTGAGTGCAAAGGATACTTTAGAGCAGGAGATACGCAAAAGTATAAAGCGATCTCTAGGTCATTACCGTGGACGCAAGAACTCATCTTTGTGCTGATGAAGCCTAACCAGAAAGTGAGTAAAAGTACCAAACTTACTATGGCTGAATGGTGTGACAAACACGAGATTTTATGGTATAATATAGATACACTTAAGGAGTTAGTCGATTATGTCTCTGACACTAGAAGAAATTAAGGAGCGTCTGTTGCGGTTATACGACCCTGATGATCTTCTGGAAGCACTACAGATTTCTGCTGAAGATATACTGGACAGATTTGAGGACAAACTGATACGCAAGCTAGACGAGTTTCAGGAGGAGCTAGAGGAAGAAGCGTATGCGGAATGAGTGGACAACTTATTTGGATAAACACGGTGAGGTTATGACTTACGGATCTATAGACGAAGCTAAACCAGAGGATTGGGACAAGGTGAACAAGAGTAAGACGTTTACAGGCAAATTGTTTCACCCCAGCGACAAACACAACCCTGTGACACAACCAGATCACTACAACAAGGGAGCCATCGAAGCCATCGAAGCAATCAAGGCGTCCATGCACCCACAAGAATACAAAGGATATCTCAAGGGAAACTGCCTGAAATACTTGTGGAGGTACGAATACAAGAACGGCGTAGAGGATCTCAGGAAGGCCAAGGTGTACCTAGAGTGGTTAATCAAGGAGGTCGCCACATGAAAGTTGTAGAGGGCAAGTTCGGTAAGACAGACGAGACAAAAGATGAGATCACTGCGTCTGAGTTTTTATCTAGGTTTGCTTTGAAGGCTCTGGGGTACGAAGAGGAAGGACGCAAGATCAAGGTGGCTGTAATCATGTACGAGGACGGTGAGATGTTTGAAGTAGCGTCCAACGAACAGTACCCTGACGGAGTGTATATGCTGCTTCAGATGGCAGCACAGGCAATCATTAATGAGACGCTAGGAGTAACTGAATAGATGGACGCATACCAACAGTACATACACAAGTCACGGTACGCTAGGTACTTGCCTGAGGAGAAGCGTCGGGAGACTTGGGAAGAAACAGTAGCGAGATACGTCAACTACTTTGCAAACAAGTTTGACATCGAAGACGTTTACGATGAAATCCTGACAGCTATCGACAACCTAGATGTTATGCCATCTATGCGAGCCTTGATGACCGCAGGAGAGGCACTGGAGCGTGACAATGTAGCAGGGTTCAACTGCAGCTACCTGCCTATAGATCACCCTAAGGCGTTCGATGAGTTGATGTACGTCCTGCTGTGTGGCACAGGTGTTGGCTTCAGTGTTGAGCGTCAGTACATACAGAAGTTACCGGAGGTGGCAGAAGAGTTCCATGAAACAGATACAGTTATCAATGTTGCGGATTCGAAGATCGGATGGGCGAAATCGTTTAGGGAGTTGGTATCACTGTTGTACACAGGTCAGGTTCCCAGATGGGACGTTAGCAGAGTTCGACCTGCAGGTGCCCCACTCAAAACTTTCGGAGGTCGTGCAAGTGGTCCTGAACCTCTCATCGACTTGTTCAGATTCACAGTGGACCTGTTTCGGGCGGCTGCTGGACGAAAACTTAGCTCCATTGAGTGTCACGATCTTTGCTGCAAGATTGCTCAAATCGTCGTTGTCGGAGGAGTCAGACGATCAGCACTCATCAGCCTCAGTAACCTCACAGACGATAGACTCCGACGATGCAAACACGGACAGTGGTGGGTTGAAGAACCCCAGCGTGGACTAGCGAACAACTCAGCGTGTTACACAGAGAAACCAGACTTTGAGGCATTTCTAAATGAGTGGACCAGCTTATACGAATCAAGATCCGGGGAGCGAGGAGTATTTAGTAGAGTCGCAAGTCAAAAACAAGCTGCAAGAAATGAGCGAAGAGATGCTACCTTTGATTTCGGAACTAATCCGTGTAGCGAAATCATCCTCAGACCCTACCAGTTCTGTAATCTTTCAGAGGTTGTCGTTAGGCCACAAGATACACTCGCTAGCCTCAAACGAAAGGTTCGGGTTGCGACTATCCTTGGGACTCTACAGGCTACCCTTACCAACTTCAGATATCTGAGGAACATCTGGAAGACCAACACGGAAGAAGAGGCACTGCTAGGTGTGTCCTTGACAGGCATCATGGATCACCCGTTGCTGTCCGGGAGAGGAGACAATGCTAAACTCAAGAAGTGGCTTACGGAGATGCGTCAGGAAGCTATTGATACGAACAAGGCGTGGGCTGAGAAACTTGGTATCAATCCGTCTACCGCAATTACTGCAGTTAAGCCTTCAGGTACTGTTAGTCAGTTGGTTGACAGCGCTAGTGGTATTCACCCTCGCTACAGCAGTCAATATATTAGACGAGTCCGTGCAGACGCTCGTGACCCGCTTTGTAGCGTCTTAGAGGCCGCAGGAGTGCCTGTAGAGGACGATCTCATGTCACCCAGTACTAGGGTATTCTCCTTCCCTATCGCGTCTCCTGAGGGCGCTGTGACAGCCTCAGAGATGGGTGCTATGGAGCAGCTAGAGCTATGGGAGAT